ATTGCTGCAATGATAATGAGTTTGTCATTGGAATTCGGTAAATTAACCGCTACAAGTTATCTGTTTAGATTTTGGAAAAAAACTCAAATATTCTTGAAAATATATTTGATAATTGCTGTGGTCATATTGAGTGTTATTACTTCACTTGGTATATTTGGATATTTAAGTGGAGCATATCAGGCGTCTGCAATTGAGAATCAATTATCCGAACAAAAAATTGCGGTTATTGAAAATCAAAAAACTTACTCTCAAACGAAAATTGATGATGCTCGAAAAAGAATTGCACAAATAACTGAATTAAGAAATCAACAAGAAGTCAGGTTAAATGAATCAATGACAAATACATTGATTGCACGAAATCCGATTCAATTAGCACAAATCCAACAACAAACTCAAGATTTGATTGAACAAAACCACAATGATATTGAAACTCAAAATCAAATAATTCAAAAAAGTATTAATGAATTACAAACATTTGATTCAAACATTTCGGATATTAAGTTAAAAACTAGCGGTAAAAAGGATATTTTAACTTTTAAATTTGTAGCCGATGCATTTAATATGGATTTAAATACTACAGTTAAATGGTTTATCGTATTATTAATCACAGTATTTGACCCATTAGCTTTGTGTTTATTATTAGCATATAATACCGCAGTATTTAATAAGCAGGTAGATATTACTAAAATTGATGAATCTCCAGTAAATGAATCTCCTACAATACCGCCAGTTACCGCACCCGTTGTGGATTCGCAACCAATTGCGGCGGAACCACCTAAAAAGAAAGAGCGAAAAGGTGGAGGGATGTGGCATTTTTAAATAAAAAAACACTTTTGGTGATTTTATCAACTATATAATACATAATATATTAAATAATCTTATTGACAATCATGAACGAATCTGATATTATAGAAATGTTAAAGTTATTAAAGAGTGCGTATAACAGCCAAGATTGGGATGAAATTGCCGAGGCAATTGATTATATGCAAGAATACTTGGATGACGAAGACGACGAAGAATACTAAAATATGATATTAACAGTTATAATTTTGTCCGTGCTACTTACTATTACAATTTGTGCATTAATTGCATGTTATATTATTATTGGTATCCAATCCGATAAAATTTCTACATATGAAAATTGGGTAGTTGAATTTAACAAAGATGTTAACGACACTTATGTTAAATTAAAAGAAGTAGACAATCGAAATATTTTTTCCAGAGATGATGATGTAGGTTTTGCTTTTTCTCAAATTCTTTCTATTATAGAAAAATTAAAGGATAAAATTAAATGAGAAAAAAATCCACACAATTAAAGACCTCCAATACAAAAAAAACTATAAAATCAAAAACTGCGGTCAAAAAGACTAAAGTTATTGAACAAAAAGTTAAGCAACCTAAAAAGAAAGAACAGGTTGTTGCTGTGGAGGAACCAAAGGTATCAAAGATGTATTTTACCAAAGATACTGAGGCGGCTATTATAGAATATAACGCTGAAACAGATGATGCTAAACGAAATCAATTATATGAATCTCGAATAAAGTATGCATTTGAAAAATTGGTAGAAAACGTATTTAACACTTTTAAATTTACTTATTTTGACATAAGCCCGTTAGATGTCCAAAAAGAAACAGTGTCACATTTAGTTTCTAATATTCACAAATTCGACGCAAACAAAGGAAAAGCATTCGGGTATTTCAGTATTGTTGCCAAAAACTATTTAATTTTTCATAATAATGGAAATTATAAGCGTTTTAACCAACAAGTTAACATTTCCGATACTCCTTGTGAGTCATCTGTGTGTTTACAAACGCAAGATGCATACCATAAAGACATTGAAATGAATGAATTTATGGAAATGATGATTAAATACTGGGAAACAAATGTCAGAAAAATCTTCACTAAAGAGCGTGACTTGACCATTGCTAATGCAGTAATAGAACTTTTCAGGAACTATAAGCGAATTGATTGCTTTAATAAGAAAGCATTGTATTTCTATATTAGAGAAATGAGTGATTGTAGAACACAACAAATAACCAAAGTTATTAATAAATTCAAGTCTCATCAAGACACAATTACCCGACTATATAGAGATAACGGCACTTTTTCAGAAAAAATGTAAGCCATTTTATACTTATTATATATGGATACTGATTTTGAAATATATAAAAATAAGAAATTTTCCAGTCTTTTAAAAGATGTCGTTGTCAATAGTGAACAGAAACGTGGGCAAATAGACGTTTTAATATCGGAATTGCGCATTTTAATTAAAAGTCCTCAAGATGCTATCTCAATAGTGCCTCTTATCAAAGAATATTTGGATGTTGGTGTTAAAAATGACGAGCAATTGGTTAAATTAGCGGCCATTGTTCAAAGATTGGCTTCAACACAAACTTCTAGTGAAGAAGGTGGGGGGTTTGGTATAACCGATGAAGAACGTAAAGCGTTAATGGCCGAGGCAACAAAGCTCACAGAAGAAATTAATAAACCCGTTGATGTGAAGCAAGTTGAACCGTCTAATTAATATGTCATACATTGCAATAAAATCGGGTGCTGGGAGCTATTCAAAGATGAATGATACAGGGCTATCATCATTGAATAACGTTACAAATGCGTCTGCTATTGAATTTTATGAAATGGAACCAGCAGTTGTGCTGGACGTTATTCTCGACGAAACTCATCCCCTTTTAAAAAATAAACATTTAGATGTAACTTCATATCCTGAGAATTATAAGGATGTAATTCCTCCCGCTGGTTCGATTGATTATACATGGATTGGGCGTGTATTAGTTAGACAATGTTTCAGTCAACAGGGGGTTGCGAAAGAAAAATTAAATTGGGCATTACCATTAGATGTATCAGGTGTAGTTGAATACCCGCTTATAAATGAACCAGTTGTAATCGTTAAATATTTTGGAAATTTGTATTATACAAAACGATTGGATGTTAGGGGATTTTTAAATAACAGCGGTGATTACAAGCTTGAAAAAGTATATGGAATTAATAGTGGTAGTGGTGTTTTTGGCCCATTATCTTTATTAACCAACAAAAAAAGTAAAACCGATGATTATGTTGGTAGTTTAGGTAAATATTTTCTAGCAAATAACAAAATCCGCCGTCTTAGAAAATTTGAAGGAGATACTACAATTGAAAGTCGTTTTGGACAATCTATAAGGTTTGCAGCATATGATGAAGTTAGGAAAAATGATGTAAGTAAATATGTGGATTATTCCGGTGATAAATCCATTACATCAGGTAATTTTGGTGGTGGCAATCCGATGTTATTAATACGAAATCGCCAGAGGAAATTATCTTTAGACCAGCCAATCAAAGTTCACGATTTACTTCCTCATATACCAGCAATTAAAGATATTGAAAAAAATGTAGGTGGTATAATTGAAGAAGACATTAACCATGATGGTAGTTCTATCCACATGACATCGGGTTTAACTGAGACAAAATGGAAATCCACCGTATATAAATCAATGTTTGGTCATAAATCCGAAGAACAATCCAAATTCAATGGGTCAACTTCATTCACATATCCAAAATTAGATGGTGACCAAATTGTAATTAATACAGATAGATTGATTTTTAGTTCTAGGTTCGGTGAAACATTGCATTACAGCAAAAAAAAATATGGAATTTCAACGGATAGTGAATATACGTTGGATGCGCAAGACCAAATTGTTATTACCACGAATAATAAAACTGTAATAAACAGTCCCGCAATTTATTTGGGACAATATGATGAAACCAATGAGCCTGCCTTATTAGGGCAAACAAGTGTAGATTGGTTATATGATTTATGCACTCAATTGAACCAGTTATGCAACTGGTTAGAAAAACATGTTCATGTTGATAAAGATAATAATCACGAAACGGGTATTCCTATAGAACAAGCTGGTGTTGTAGGTGTTCAAACGAGTATATCTCAATTACAAAATACGTTAAATACATTAATGAGTCGTCGAGTATTCATCACTGGCGGTGGACATGCTGCTGGTGCAGATGGTAAATTATCTCAAAAATATGATGGTGACGCCAAAGCAATCACTATTAATACATCTACGGGAGAGGGAGTTCCTGGTGGATTTAAAGGGGCAAACAGGAGATAAAACGATAAAATAACAATTTTTATATTACTAAATTGATAATTATATACAGAATATGAAACCGGAAGATTTTAAAAAAATAGTAAGGGCTATAGTCCAAGAGGAGCTAAAAAAACAATTACCTCAATTGATTCCTCAAATATTATCCGAGGCATTAACTGGTAAATCTATACAGCCTGTGCCAGTGGTTCAGCAACAACGAGTTCAAAGACCGCAAGTTGCACCAAGACCTCAACCGCCTAAAGAGCCAAAAGTTTATGCAAAAAATCCATTAATTAATCAGATTTTAAACGAAACTGTCGTTAAAATTAAACCTGACCCAACGGCTCAACCATTTGCAGGATTATCTGAATCATTGGTTTCGTCCGTTGATTCAAAATTTGAATATGCTGATGAACAACCCGTTTCATCGGATACAGGAGATGATATAGATTACTCTCTATTGAACGAATCAGTTGCACCATCTGCACCAGTTGTAGCAGATATTCAGCCTCAAACTGAGGAGCAAGCTAAAGTTTTAGGTAAAATTAATAGAGATTTTAGGTCAATGATGAAAACTATTGACGCTAAAAAAAGAAATGGAGTTAATCCCTTCGGTGGTGGTTTAGAGTTTGATAATTCATAATTATGCCACAACAAATAAATCCTAATTTAAATGCGAAACCCGTCCCAATTGGTTTGAATATACCGATTAAACGTGGAAAAGCGGGTTATTTTGATTTAAATTATGATTCCGTGTCGCAGGTTAAAGCCAATATTAAAAACTTATTAAATACGGTTCGTGGTGAAAGAAGATTTCAACCATTATTCGGTAGCGGCCTTCATAATGCAATATTTGAGCAGAATTTACAAGAAACTCCTGATATTTTAAAGGAAATCATTATAAATGATATAAATACTTGGATTCCAAATATTACGGTTACTGATGTAGAATTATCTATGACAAACATGGATAATAATCAATTGAAAGATATTTATACAGTGTATATCAAAGTGACATTTACTGTAAATAATGTAACTGATTCAGTTGATTTGATATTACAACAGAATAGAATTTAATTATGGCAACCACTACATCGAAAAATTTTTCAAATGTAAATCAGCGTGATGTTCAGTATATGAACAGGGATTTTGGGACGTTGAAAGCGCAATTGATGAATTATGCACAGACATATTTTCCTAAAACATACAAAGATTTTAGTGATGCTTCGCCTGGAACAATGTTTATTGAAATGGCGGCATATGTTGGTGATGTTTTATCATATTATACTGATTATCAGTTTAAGGAAAGTTTGCTTCCATATGCTCAAGAACGTCAAAATGTCATAGCATTGGCGAAGTTTTTAGGGTATAAACCAGCAGTTTCAAAAGCATCCAAAGCCAAATTGGACATATACCAATTAGTTCCAGCCACCAGAGATTTAAATGGGAATTATGTTCCAGATACGTTATTTTGCTTAAATGTAAGAGAATACATGGAAGTAAAAAATACTTCTGGTGTAAGTTACATTACAACATCTCCTGTTGATTTTTCTGTAAATACTGCTTTAGACCCACGAATTGATTCTGTTTATAGCAGGGATTCATATGGCATACCACAGTTCTTTTTATTACAGAAATCAGTGGATGTGATTTCTGGCACGGTTGTAAATCGAGACGTTTCAATTGGAACACCTACAGCATTCTATCAATTATCATTACCAGAAACCAATGTCCTTGACATTTTAACTGTAACAGATTCAGATAACAATAAATGGTATCAAGTTGATTATTTAGCACAAGATTTGGTTTTCATTAATGTGGACAACACTTCTACAAATGATGGAAACTACTATGTTTATAAAACGGAAGTTCCTAAATTGATTAAAAGTTTGAGAACTAATAAGAAATTTACAGTAAATGTTACAGCAGATAATTACACTTATTTGGAATTTGGCCCAAATGTAGATTCTGTAAATGATGAATTAATTTACCCAAGCGCAGGTTTATTAGGCGTGGGATTGTCAAATTTAAATAAGTTAGGAACCTCATTGGATTCATCAACTTTCTTAAAATCTAGCACATATGGACAAGCCCCGTCAAATACGATATTGACTGTGAAATATATAGTTGGTGGCGGAATTGATGCAAATTGTCCAGTCGGTGACATTACAAATATAGTTTCCGTTAATCTATCAAACAACGTATCTTCGATGACTCAAGCTCAAATGTCATTGTTTCAAACAATTCGAAATTCGTTGAAGGTATCTAATTCCGAGCCTGCCACTGGCGGTGCTGATGCAGAAAGTGTCGAACAAATTCGTCAAAATGCATTGATGAACTTTACATCTCAAAACAGAACTGTTACGGAGGATGATTATATCGTAAGAGTTTACAGTATGCCTCCAATTTACGGTTCAATATCAAAAGTTACCGTTAAATCTGATATGGGATTAACTGTAAATGACGTGTCTAATGGATATGTAGATTTCAATAATAACGCTACATTAACAGAAAATTCAAAAAATAACTATTATAGACGTATTAATTATAATAAGTCCAACCCATTTAGTGTTAATTTGTATGCATTGGGTTACGACCAAAATAAGAATTTAACTCGATTAAATAATGCAACTATTGATAACTTGAGAAATTATTTAACGACATATAAAATGTTAAACGATGGAATCAACATTGTTGATGGGTATATCGTTAATATTGGTGTAGATTTTCAAATATTGACATATTCCAACTATAATAAACAAGATGTGTTAAATAATTGTTTGGAAGTCGTTAAAGACTTTTTTAATATTGATAAATGGTATTTTGACATGCCAATTAATCTAGGTCAGTTGCAGTTAGCTATTGCACAAGTGGACGGCGTTCAGGCAGTTACCAAATTAACCATAAAAAACTTGACGGCTAATGACGGTAATTATTCACCATATGAATATAACATTTCAGATGCCACTGTCAATAATATTGTTTACCCTAGTTTAGACCCATCTGTATTTGAAGTTAAATATCCAAATAATGATATAAAAGGCTCCGTTATCTAATTTTTTGGCCTATTTTTTTCTGGAATATCTATTTATACAGTATAGATATGCATACTTTTATTTATCCGAACAAAAACACATACATAACCGATGAATCGGGTTATGAGGATGGTAATTTTGGTTTAGATTCCACATTGGAAATCAAGTCCGTTAATACATTCATTCCAGTGGCACATTTATATGCTACGCAATCAATATCAAGTTCAATTGTTTGCGATTCAACGCTTTACAATTTCAATGGATACATCAATGGAAAAATTAATGGTGCAGCGGAGTTAACTACTGCATTTTTCCGTGGCACTGGCAGTTTCAATACAAGTGATTTTACAGGCACAATTTCAAGTGCAAGCTACACAAATTTCAGCGGGTCATTAATTGGGTCGGGTAGTGGGGTTTTCAATGGAACATTCAGTGGGTCTATTTACTCAACACCAACTAACACATCTTTCATTAGTGGAACATTCTTACATTTTACAGGAAGTGTTTCGTCTGGTAGCATTTTGGTTGGAACATCCAGCTTTTACAGTCCATATGTAACATATGATATAAATTCAACCGTGTCTCGCACGTTAATGTCATTTGATTTAACCGAGGTTTCAAAATCAATTGCATCTGGTGACATAACAGGTTCCGTTAAATATGAGATTTCATTACGTAATGCGCAGGCTAAAGAATTGCCTTTGAATTATACTATTTATGCATATCCATTAACTAGAGATTGGGTATCTGGTGATGGACGCTACCAATTGGGAGGTTCTACATACGGCGCAAGTTGGAATTATACTGATTACTATAATGGGACGGCATGGACAAATTTTGGTGGAGATTACATTACATCTAGTTTGTATGTATCATCACAATCATTTGCACACACGAATTCTGATATTAAAATGGATGTCACCAAAATTGTAAATGGATGGTTAAGTGGAAGTATTCAAAATTACGGAATAATTTTATTAACTTCATTGGAAACTGCAAGTTTTGCATCAAATAATGTTTTAAGATTTTTTGGAACGGAAACAAATACTATATACTCTCCATATCTTGATGTTTCATGGGATGATAGTGTATATATCACTGGTAGCATGTTGCCCGTGAGTCACCCTTATGGAATTGTAATTCAAGATTTGAAAAAGACGTATAAATTCGGTAGTATAGCAAGAATTGACGTATTTGCTCGTGCCAGAAACCCATTAAAGAATTTTACAAAAGGAATTCAAGCAAATTATTATTTAACATCTAGTTATTTACCGCAAGAATCATATTACATGATTAAAGATAATGAAAGTGAAGAAGTTATCGTAGATTTTAGTGACTGCACAAAATTGAGTTGTGATGGTTACGTCAATTATTTTTTATTTGACACTACCGCTTTCCCACAAGAAAGATATTATAAGGTGTTAATTAAAACAATTAATTCTGATGGTGAGGTTATTATTTTTGACCACGGAAACATATTTAAAGTTACAAGATGAACGATTATCAACAATATATAAAGTCATTTTTAGTTACGGGGAATTTTACAAATAACATTGATGACATGGGAAACGTGAACTTGAACACATCAGGGAGTTCTGCGAATCAAACTTTCATTGCTGTGGAATTATCTAATAATAACTACGATGATTCCAAAATAATCAGTTTATACAATACAACAATTTAATATGTCGTTTCCATATTTAACAATATCTTCAAATACATCAAGCCTAAATTCAGGTTCTTTTTACACTGAAAATGATTTGTATGTATTTAATGTTAGTCAATCAACCGATACGTTCTTTGGTAAATCCAACGAAGATTCTATAGAATTTTCAGTATTTGATATTAATGGAAATTTGAATTCGTGGAATATTCTTCCAAAAAATAACACCTACAGCGTATTGACTGGTGATTATAAAGATGTAGACCAAAATTCATTGTCTTATAAGTATTTTCAATTGAATTCTGGTTATACAATTGCCACTAACAGAAAAATTTTATTAAATACATTAAATGATTTAAGTGCGTCAGGTGTAATAAGCGGGAGTCAAGTAGTCAGCTACAACTTTGTTAGAAATGTGGCTGGCACAAACAAGTTTCCACTCATAATAAAAAGTATTTCCGCTGATAGAAAGGAACTTGAGTTAATTCCATCATTTAATTTGAACGATGGTAATCCTGATACTCGTGTAAATTATACCCGTTTTGTTGGGTTTTCCAAAAAAGCAATATTAATTAATGACATATTAGAAAAAATCATCACCAAATTAAGTGCTTTCAATGCATCCGAGTATTATATTGATTTATCCACTGTCGCACCCGATACAATTGCATTGATTAAATCATTATTCGGATTCAAAACCGATTCTGATATAATTCAATTTTTGAATGATATTTACACCGGATATTCCAAGAAATTAACGGTGTCTAGCAGTTTAATAAATCACAATTATGATGGTATTAAAACGTATATAACAAATTGGCTATATACAAATTACATGTCATTAACTTCCGGTAGTAGTTTAAATTCTAATTTTAAATACATTGTAAATAAGAGCGTTGATTTTAATTTGACCAAGTTGAATTACAATTATAAGACATTGGACGTAAGTGGGTCAGTTCAAAATTTTATTGACTCGATTTACTATGACAATTTTATTTCTCCTACAATTTCCTCGGTATTGAGCGAATACGAGAACAAATATTTATCATATTTGAAAAACGGATTAAATTTTGGAAATGGTAGATTGCTTCCAATTTTGAATCATTCTTTTGCAATGGATGGTGACAACATAACGCTAGTTGTAAAACTACACGATTATGTTCCGCAGGATATTGGAATCCGTGATAGATGTTGGGTATCCAATATAGCAATGAATCCTATTATTCAAAAGGTAATAGTAACACAGCCAATTATCAAGCCAAAGTATAAAATTGCTGGCCCAAATTTTGCTGTGAATCCGAAGATTAATAGTAAACCAACAACAAAGCAAATAGATTATACAAATAAAAATCAGTTAAACTCGGCGGGGTTGTCTAATCAAATCGAATTCAATAAAAAATTACAGGCGTTGAGTGTAGATTATACAAAATTTGAAAACTTTGTATTATTTTCAAATGCGGAATTACGTGTTAAATTGTTTTCAAATAAATTATCACAACTAAATGCATTAAGTTCATCTCTTGTTTCGATGCAATCAAATGCATCAACTAACTCGTTTATTAGTGCATCTTATACATCAGATTTTAATTCTACATCAACTCAGATTAACGCCATATACCAATCATTTGATGGATATGAATCATATTTGTATGCAAATCAAGATGTAATAAGTGGTTCGGCATATCAAAACTATCTAACTGATGCAATTGAATATGACAGAGCTAACAGAGACAGCTTAATGAACAATGCGCCGGAATACATTAAATCCGATGATGAAAATTCGGAATATTTAGTATTCCTTTCAATGGCAGGCCATTTCTTTGATAACATATATTTGTATATTCAGAATTTCCCGACTACTCAATATTTGAGCAATGCGTCATCGAATTCATTTATATGTTCAATTGCAAATAATTTATTAGAGCAATTTGGTTGGAATCCGATTAGTTCTGTGGACAACACTTCTTTGGAACATTATTATTTGACAAATTCTCAATATAGCGGGTCTAATGCATTAAGTAAAAAAACTAAAATGGATATTATTTGGAGTAGATTATTGAATAATCTTCCGATGATATATAAAACAAAAGGAACCGAAGAATCCATTAGATTGTTGGCAAATGTATATGGTGTTCCTTACAGCTTTTTAAACATTAAAGAGTTTGGTGGAAATAGCATGTCTACTGACGATAATAGTTCATATTCGTTTGATAGAAGGGTGTATTTAACAAAATTCCAAGGAAACTCTGAGTATATTGGTTTACCATACACTGATACAATCAAATCTATAGAATTCAAATTTTCAATTGATTCCACGGTAAATTATATTTGGAACGACAGACTTTATTTACTTTACAAAGATTCTGATTTTTCTGTTTATATTGATAAAAGTAAAGAAGATTTAATGGGAATATTGACATTTAAATTACATGATAAATTGATTTCAACTGACCCACTTCCATATTTTAATGGGGAAATATACAATGTTTTAATTCAACAACAGCCGTCCGAAAACATATATTCTTCCGATATTCCATCAATGTATCATCTTCAAGTGAATTCAGTTGATGGAGATAGAATTGTATTCAGTGACATATCGGACACGTTATTAAATAGTTCATATGAAACATATTTTAAAAATGGAAGTTATATCTATTTCGGAAATACTTTTAACGGCAATAACAATTTTTACGGCACTTTAGATAAAATTAATTTATGGAATACTGTATTGTCCAATGCAGCTTTTATTGACCATTGTAAGAGTTTTGATTCATACGATGATTATGACCCTGAAAATACTTACGTTAATTTGTATTTTAGATATGGATTTTCATATCCTACTAATTTAGCATTGAGCCAGTCAACTATTGTTCCAAACAACAGTGATGTATATGAATCTTTAGTTGGAACCGCAGTAAATTTTCCAAACTCCAATTTATTATTTGACCCTGTTAATTGTGTATATTATTCAAGTTCTATATACCCATTTCAATTTGAGCCTGTCAATTTAACTCAAAATGTTACATTTTCAAGTTTTGGCCCTAATAAGTTCAAAAATTCAAAAATTAACAAAGTTAATCAAAATGTGTTGGCTCGATTGATGCCAACTGAATTAAGCACTACACCAATAAATGTAAACAATAATTCAAACTTAGTGGCAGCATATGTGTCTCCATACGAAACTCGTGATAATGATATGCTAAACTTTATAGGTAATTATGATATTATGAATATCATAGGTGACCCAGCATATCTACACAGTTCTAGTTATGATGGATTGGATGAATTAGTATCTGATTACACCAAATTTAATTCGGCGGAACCAGTATTATATCAGGAATTTTTCACAATATATAAGAATTATATTGACCCATCATTCTTCGATTCCGTGAAGCAACTTGTTCCAGCAAGAAGTAAATTGATTGTCGGAACATTAATTGAACAATCTATTTTGGAAAGAAATAAATATCAAAATAAACCAATTGATGCACAATCTTTGAACTTTTTAGTAATGCCGACAATTAAACCAGTTCAATCATTTACAGGCACAAATATTGATGTAATTCAAGGAAATGCAAATGCACATAATAATGGAAACGTTTATGATAAATTACAAACTAAATATTTTAGTGATGATAAAGTCAGTAGAAGAATGTCTGCAATGTCAATAAATGGAAATTGTTTTGAATTTGTAAACGGGCAAGGGTTTGTGAATAATTACATATTCAAAGAAAGTCGTTCAGATTATTATTTCAATTATATGCCGTTTTCTTCCAGCTATAATTATGTAACTGGTTCTGAAAATGAGTATAATTTCACGCAAAATAGTGGAAGTTTTGCCGATGTCGGGTTAGATGTTGAATTATATCCAAAAGGTCATTATGCATTAAGATATAGTGGTTTTGGTCGTGTTTTTGTAACGGATAGCACAATTACCGTTAACGAAAGTGGTAGTTTGGATGGTTCGTCTCCGTTTGAAATGACTTCCACAAATCAAGACACATCAGCAAAAAAATTAGTATCAATCTAAATAAAATAAACTAAAACTGGACTATATTTATATTTATAGTTATACTGGAAATAGCATTATGTCATATATAGACAATACAAACAAAACTGTTCAAGCGATTTTGACTACTAAAGGTCGTCAATTATTGGCGCAAAATGGAACATTAAACATTACATCATTTGCATTGGCCGATGATGAAATCAACTACAATCTTTATCAACCAAATAACCCATTGGGTAGTGCATATTACGATTTAGCTATCAGAAACACTCCTGTAATGGAACCATTGAGCGATGAAACCCAAGCATTAAAACATAAGTTGGTCACATTGCCAGCAGGTGTTACAAGCATTCCAGTTGTATCCGTTTCTCAAACCAGCATAGTTACAGATAAAAATTATTCTGGTCAAATCATTATTGTTCCAAGCACAAATCCTACATATGATACTACATTGGGATATACCGCAATTTTGGTAAATAAAAACGTAGGTAGTTTGACTGTTACGCAAACCAATAGCTTAAATAGCACATCTGCAACTGTTCCAACTTTCTATGGAGCAGCTATTACAGAGGCGTCTCAAGTCGTTATTGGGTTGCAATTTCAATTTATTCCAAACACCAATTTGGTAACAACAACTTCTACACAAATTATTATTATTGGTAACGAAAGTGGTGGAAGTGTTACGATTCCAGTTACGGTTACGGTAGCAAGTTAATAAGATTTTATGATATATCAAAAATTTAACAGTGGAGATGTTGTAGCAGGCAGAACTCAAACCGTATCATCTGGTTTGTTTTCCGATGGCAATTATAGTGTTAGACAAACTGGGTTTGTGACTAATCCTACTCAAATTGCACCTTTTGGAGATGGAGCATACGCTGTTCAAAATGGATTATATTATTGGAATGTCTATTATGGGACACAAGTTCATTTTTCACTATCTTATGGAAGTTTAAGTGGAAATGGTAGTCCTGATTCTGATATTAGAACGTCTCAAATTTTTCCATCAAAGGCAAATTATCAGTCTTATATGAATTTGTTGTTAGACCCATCACAAACCGCATTTTCATTTGTAACTGGCTCTTATAATGTAAATTCAAACTCGTCCGTTCAATTTACAACAGTCACAGGTTCTTCGATATTTGCAATGGGTTTTGATACAAATTTATTTAAAAATCAAGTTAATCCAGGTCAAATACAATTTGCATTAAGTGGTGCTAATGGAATATTTACATTTATTGATGATTCAAGTGTAATTAATAGAAAATCTCAAGTTTATAATATTATATCCGGCTCAATAAATCCTATTACTGGCGTTCCTACTCCATATACACCAAATTCTAATGGTGTTCAATATCAAGCCTTGGGACTTTTTTATCCTAAAAATGGGGTAATTATATTGAATGCAAGTGTAATTAACAATTTAGTATCGTTGCCATCAGGGACAGATTCTGCTGGTAACCTCGGTGTGGCTTATACCGATGCTTACAGTGATGCTAATAATTTTGCAATGTTTCAAAGCAATCTCTACAATTCTTTATATGGAGCAGGCTTGTTGGGGGAATCAATGTATGCGATTAAATCGGAATTAATTCCTACTACACAATATTATGTGAGAATCCAAAATGCAAATTTTAATTATACCAACAATCCAACTTTCATTTCAGATGGAACTGATGGGTTGACTAAAGGAACGATTAAAATTCCTGCATTAAGAAGCAATCCTACTACTTACATAACTACTGTTGGATTATACGATTCTTCTAATGAATTAGTGGCAGTTGCAAAATTGAGTCAACCTCTACCTAAGAGTTTTGACAACGAGTATGTTTTAAAAGTCAATTTGGCCTATTAAAATAATCTGAATTTGGACAATCATTACTATTTATAAGTAATAATGATTAAGGCTTTAAACAAAACAGACGTTTTAGTAACTCCATTCGATGCACAAAAGAATTGGGAAGTTGATAATTTAAATCCTTCCGATTTAATTCAATGGATGTCACAATCAATTGACCCGTTAACTGGCATCACTTCTTCTTTATCAGGGTCGGTGTCTTTAACATACATTGATTACGGAGATAACTCCGCACAATATCCGATTACGAATAGTTACTGTAATATTTCTTTACAACAACAATCCAAAGGATATGTAACCTTCCAAAAAGGTGTAGCAAATAACAACTTGTATCCATCTGCTAGTTTTTATACCAGTGATGTTGCACAATATGATGCAGCCGTTAATCCTAAAAATTTAGATGGAACATACATGAGGTTGATTTATTCACAAAATCAACATTTATTCTATAATCAATATAATAATTTTACAAAAACATTCGGAATGGAATCTGCGGATTTAACCGACACTAATAGAACCATAACTGATACAATGGATGTTTTTACCATTCCACAAAATAAATTTGGTGAGAAAATATTGCCAAAAAGTGTAAAAATTATTGATGATAGTTTGGATAAACAATACACTATTATAGATGATGGGAATTGTAATTTAATATTTTCGGGTAGTGTGTTTTCAATTTATGAGAGAGATAGCTTATTAAATAGTTTACAACAAAATTTATCGGCAAATGCATATTCATACGATGTGACTGGCAGTGTTGATAACCGTTTTTCAAGTTTGCTATTTAACACCGCTGGTGATATTTCCGTAGTATCATCATCAGTTATATCAGTTGTTCCTGTTGGCGGAATTGCTCCATATTCAATTCAATGGTATATTGGTGGAGAGTTTAGAGATTTATGGACATTATCCGCAACAAATGAACCCAATATAACGGTCAGATACAACACCATTGTTAGTCCAACTAATCAATTGTATTATTCAGACACATACGTTGTTTGTCAAATAATTGATTTGAACAACAATCAAACATATTCAAATTTAATTTATCTAAATTCCGGCAGTGTTTCGTATTCACCAACTCCGGTAACGGGTAGCCCAATTTCAACATCAAGTGCGTTTCCTCCAACGGCCCCAACAGATGCAATACTACATTTAATAAATTCTGGTATAAGTTATACGCCAAATCAATCAGGTCAAAATGTAGATAATAGATACTTACTATATAATTATATACCAGATGAAAGAGTTTCAAATGGAATATCAGGGATTCCTTCTGATGTATCACCATATTCTAGTAGTTTTGTTAATCGTGCATCATCGCTATGGTTTTCATCCAATTCAAATGTAGCGAATTGGATAACCCCTATAAATCCAACAAAAAATGGATATGGTAATATTTACGCAGGCACATATTGTTATCGAATATATTTTGATTTAATTACCCCAAACGAAATTGCTTTAGACCCAAACGGCTTTACATTAAATGGATATATCGGAGCAGATAATTCAGCGTCTATTTTATTAAATGGCAATCCAACGGGGAACGAATTTACTAATACCGGATATTTTTTGGATAAAACTCAATTTAATATAACTGGCGGATTTGTCTATGGGAGAAATTATTTAGATTTTATTATATACAATTATTTCTCAGGGGATTCTTTATATGGAGTGTTTACAAACCCTACTGGTTTGTATGTAGAGTTTGACCCGTCAAATCCATTATTTTATACCGAGACACCTCCATCGGTAATTCAGCAATCAAATAATTCAACCATTAATTTAGGTAGTCCACTGTCACTTTCTGCTACAGTGACAGGCAGTTTGCCTATATCATATCAATGGTATTTTAATGGAAGTGCAATTCCATATGCTATATCCCATACATTTAATAAATTATATAGTCAAACCTTTGACTCAGGTAGCTATGTTTTAAGTGCATCAAATTCATTCGGGGCAACATCAACTACTCCAATACAATTAACAATTGTTGGCCCTCAAGCGCAGCCTCCAGTTATATTAACTCAACCAACATATACTGTCAATGGACATATATTGAATGTTACAGTCAATGCCACTGGGAACGGGACGTTGCATTATGCATGGTATCGTGACGGAATAAATATTGGCAATGATTCTAATTTATTACAATTGGACGTGAATAATTATGCAGTTGGAGGATTTATATTAAGTGATTATTATGTTGTAGTATCAAATTCTGATGGTAGTGTGACTAGCAATACATTGCATATAAATTATGCATTTTGTGGAGGAACTGTTGAATTAATAACCACAATTATCGGAGGATATGCAACTATTACGGTAGATAATACTACTTATAAATACGGAACGTGGTTTGTTGACCAAGTTTCATCAACAAGTGTAAGCCGAGGTGGTGCATATGTGATTAATGGCCCTCTACCACTTACTATAGGTGGTGGTTCCGGTGACCCTGCAATGGTTAGTAAATTTTATAGAGCAAATTGTTAATTAAAAAATGAATACATTCAATGTATTAATACATGGAAATTATAGCGACATTAGAGGCGATGCGGCCATCTATATGTTGGAACGAGTTCGTCCAAATCAATGTAATATTTGGTTTTCTGGAACAACGGTTGGTATGCCCACATCATCAGTTATAATTTCAAATGCTCTAGGTAATTATACTGCAAGTATTAATGGATTGGGATGGACTGGCAGTGGAACTGACATCATCAATTCGGCTTGCCAATCATCTTCTCCTAAAATTGATTTAATTATTTATCCTGAATTAGAAGGGGATTGGTCTAATTGGCAAAACGCTGCAATTACCGCATCGAACTATGGAATTCCAGTGTTTACTCCACATTTTTCTGATACGAGTTCTGCGTTTAGTGTAAATCAGTTCTATGGATTTTCACCGACTGTATTAGTTGGATGGGGCAATTATTTGACTAAAAATAGTGGGTCATATGGAAATCAATTTGAATTTTTTGATACGGTATTAGATGGTAAAACCGTGAGTTCGTCTATAGTTTTACAAGGAAACGTAAGTGGGTTATTGCAAGCAGAAAATTTGAATTATTTCAATAATAATGAATTTTCAACAAACGCACTATTTTCCCCCGTATCAACTGCTGCAAAATATATTAATTTATGCACTGCATTAAGTGCAAGTTATAGTGTAAATTCGGGCAGTCAAAATGTTCAAATTTATACTAACTATAGAGATTATTTAAATACAAATAATTTACAATCAAGAAAACAGTTTAATTTTGATGTAAGACAATATTTCAGACAAATTTCTACAGTGTCTTCTAGTGGATGGACACCGCAACAGGGATTCGGAATGATTCAAATTTCAAATTATACTGGCAGCGCAGTTGGTATGCAAACTTTGACTTCTAGTTATAATTTATCAACATTGGGTGCAGGGACTCCAATGTATATAACAGTGACGAGTCAAAGTGTCGGTGGGCCATACACATTTAATTGGCAAAACTTTGCTCAATCAGGTTTTAAAGATACAATTGTTAAAATTAATAATAATGTAGTATATCAAGGAACAGATACATCATATACATGGATACCAGACGTTACTGTGGATAGTGCAACGGTTAAATTCTATACATCTCTGTTTAATGGAAACATGTCCTCACCAGAGGGGAACTCTATTATTATATTAAATGGTGTTACATCTCAAGTCGGAAATTTCTTAAAATTAAATTATGGTTATAGTTGCGCCGATAATGGAACATATATTGCTATAGGAAGTGTCAATAATGACCCATCAGTGTCTCTATCAGGTTTAGTGGATGTATTAAAATACAACAAGACGACCAATGAATATGATAATAAATTTATAATTAAAAAATTGGTAAATCCTAGCGATTATTTTCTAATTTTAGCCGCTGAGTCTGGTAGTTTAGATGTGAATGATAATTCAATTGATTCCGCATTTTTGATGACTGAATTATCATCATCCTTCGATGTATCGGTTCCTGTTTCATTGGGAACAGAACAAGCTGGTTCTTCTCAAAATCACATTGAAATTCAAACAGAATCCGGTAATGATTTATATGTGACATCTTCATTGGATGCATACAATAATGATTCGTTGAACATTGAAGTTGATTCAGTATTCAATTTAATCAGTTCATATTCCGATAAATTTGGACAATCGTTATCTTTATATGGCAGTTTATTGGCCGTTGGCTGTCCGAATTACACAATAACTTTTAAAAACGGTGATGTATATAACGGTGGAAGTGCTGATATATTTGATTTAGAAAGTTGGACTTCCGGTTCACCATATTATCCAATTGCATCGGTTTCGAGTGAAGGTGATGCCTCTTACGGAGAAAGTGTTTCATTGTCACAAGTTCAATCAGGCTCTTTGTATTTAGCGGTTGGTTCTAGCACCGCCTTTAATGGATATGGGGCGGTGTATATTTATGAAAGACAGGCAGAGGATAATACTAATTGGGAATTGATACAGACCATCTATGGGCCACAATCCGGTAGTTTTTTTGGTGGAAAAGTTAGATTTGAACAAAGTGGTAAAGATTATACTTTAGTTGTAGGTAATTCAAATAAATCAAATTTAAATACGGCAGTTACCATTTTCAGTAAAAATGGTGATTTGTGGGAGAAAAATGTTACATTGGTTGCAGACCATTCTATTACTCAAACATTGCCTTATTTAAATGGATTATCTCCTGTTATTTTAACAAACGCTGCTGATGGGTTTGGTAATTCTGTGGCAATTTATGGAGATAATATAGTAATTGGTTCTCCAACGGATACTTTATACACAGAATTTGAGGGAGGGATTTCAAAATACAGAGGAGCAGTGTATTTTTATCACAGATGCACGGGTGTTCGAGGTGACTCATGGGAGTTCGCTCAAAAATCATGGGGTGATATTGAAACATTGGTGAATAATGAATTTGGATATGATGTGGACATTAATAGCAAACATGCAGTTGTTACTGTCCCTAAACATGGAGTAAATTTCACTTCAAAATATATTTTAAATACGTTAGACAAGAGAATTAATTGCAATCCAAATGATTCTTATTTTGATACATTAGGACAAGTTGTAATTTTTAATCATAATGTATTGGAATCGAAGTGGGATATTTTCTACACACAACAAAAAACTAAAGATTATGGCTATCCATATATAAATTATGGATATTGCATTGCATTATACGATGAATCTTTTGTTGTAGGCGCACCATGTTTAATATCTGATTATAGATTGTTAACACCATATTACCCTAATGTTATTCAGGGATATTCATATGTTTATAATTTGAATAATTTAATAACAAATCATCCAGTTGGAAACGTTTTTTATAGAGATGGTAAAATCATATTATCAAACAGTGGTTCTATTTTTGATTCTTTGATGAAAGATAAATACGATGGTAGATTTTCCGCATACGATTTGACCTACACTGGAACTTTGAGATTATATGAAAAACAAATCGTATGTTCAATTAACCCCAAAGAATTTAATTTTAGCACAAATCCAACATCGTTAATAAACAACAAGTTCTTCGGATTTAAAGATGTGGATTTGTTGTTAAAATATGCCAATAATATCATAAATGGAAATCAATATTGGTGGAATTATTTACAATTCAACGTAGTAGAACAATCTCTTTTTAACATGTATGTTGAGAATTATGACATTGTAAATACGACAATTGACTCATATTACAATCAACTATCTAGTTCATATTTGAAATGGGACGTTGATGGAAATAATAAAATCAATATTAAAGACATGACATTGATTTGGAAATACTTCACTAATACTTTGACTCAAGACGATGTATTTATGAATGTTGAGCCGAAATCCAAGAGGAAAACTTTAACGGACATTCAAAATTACATCCAAAATAATGTTATTGTTAAGCGATATGGTGAAATTAATCCAAAATTCTTTGAATACGACTATAGTTCATCAATAGACCCTACTGGCTCATATTTAGCTCCATATATAACTACAATTGGACTATATAATGGTGCAGATTTGGTTGCCGTGGCGAAATTGGCACAACCAATCAAAAATGGTGGTGAATTTCCATTGAATATTTTGGTGAAATGGGATTTTTAATCATATTTATTATATAGAAAGATTAATATATGGCAGACCCAAATAGACCATCAACATCAACGGATTTAGTAAGTAGATACCAGAATCAAAAAGCTGGTGGTGCTTACGATGCTAAAAAAGCTGGAACTTCTACTACGGAGCCATCCAATCAGGCTGCTTCTTACGACAAAACAAACACTTTTGTTGTAAACACGCCACCGCTCGTATCTAATTTTAAAGGGACTGAATCTAGCAATTACAATGAAATTTCATTGTATGCCAAGGGGTTAAATACCACAAAATATAAAGGTTAAACCTTTCGTATTCTAACACGGCCTCCGACATATTCATTATAATAATTGGAGTCATATAATGCGTTTGCAAGAATGATTTGCTTCATTTCTTCGTAACTTAAATCGGATTTGCTCTTGCACCATGCCAAAATTTCAAAAGAAAAGTTTTCTTTTCCAATTTTTATAATATCCTCGTTTAACTGATTACAACTACCTGTATAGGTTTTCCAGTCACTTTCTTTTGTAGAACGGCGTTTATTCACTCGACCCTTTAAAGGTTTTCGAGTGACTTTAAATTTCAACAACTTTTTTCCAATGTATTTCCGGTTATTTATATTATTGGTTATCCGATAAATAAATCCCACACATGGGTCGGGTATATCACCTGTTGCATTTGTCCAATGTCCATAATCCATATAAAAACTTTACTTTCAACGCTTTTTAATATATAGTATCCCAAATGGCCTTACAGCAGGAAAAAATATTAAGTGTATTAAACAGACTTTTGAAGCAAAGTCCACGCATGAGAAAAGGTGGAACGGAAGCTATCTATTTCTGTCCGAGTTGTAAACATTATAAAAGAAAACTTGAAGTATCATTAATAACTGGCAAATATCATTGTTGGGTATGTGGCTTCGCTGGTAAAAATTTTGGCACACTTTTGAAGAAGTTAAATGCTCCACGAGATTGTTATGAAATTGTTGGAGAAGTAAAAAAACTCAAGGCAAAAGAAGCATTTGACGACTTCTTTAATCCAGAAGGAGAAAAGGAAAAGATAAAATCGTTGCCAGCAGAATTTACACCTTTGAGTGAGTGTAAAAAAACTATTGAGTGTTCTCATGCCCTTCACTATTTAGCAAAACGTGGGATTACTGATATTGATATAATTAGATACAATATTGGATATTGTGCTGACGGAGATTTTAAAAACCGAATTGTAATACCATCGTATGATGCTGATGGAGAATTGAATTTTTATAGTTGCCGAGATTACTACGATACTTCGTGGTTAAAATATGTTAATTGCGATTTTTCAAAGAATATAGTTGGATTTGAATTATTAGTTGATTTTTCGGATGAAGTGACTTTAGTTGAAGGTGCATTTGATGCAATCGCTGTTAGAACGAATTGTATTCCTTTGTTTGGAAAAACAATGTCCGAGAGGTTGAAAATAAAATTACTTGAAAACAAACCTAAATGTGTTAACATATTACTTGACAATGATGCATTGGAAGATTCCATTAAAAACTGTGAATATTTAATGAAAAACGGATTGTCCGTTAAGTTAGTAGAGTTAAAAGAAAAAGACCCATCGGTATTGGGATTTGTAAATACGTGGGATTATATTGATAATACCCCGCTATTAACATTTAACGATTTGTTTAGATTGAAAATGAATTTATGATACAATTAAAAAACGCTATTGAAAAATTTTCCAATGTAGTTCACATTGGAGATATTCATATTAGATTAGTTCAACGTCATGCTGAATATTTGGAAGTATTTTCCGAATTATATACTCAAATTGACAAAACACCAGACTCTACTTTAATTGTAGTAGCTGGTGATATTTTTCATAATAAATCAGATTTAAGTCCAGAATCGGTAAGAATTGCTTCGGATTTTTTAAAAAATCTTGCAGATAGAAGACCTACCATTTTAATTGCGGGTAATCATGATGCGACCTTAACAAATAGAAATCGTTTAGATAGCTTATCTCCGATTGTGTCTGCATTATCCCACCCAAATCTCTATTATTTGATAGATACTGATTCATACATCATTGGTGATGTATTATTTCATAATTATTCAGTATTTGATGAACCGGAGAATTATACTCCTTACGCAACTGTCCCATCAATTTATAAAAATCAAGTTTCTCATACAATTGGATTATATCATGGCCCCGTAGATGGTGCTATTACAGACGTTGGATATTCAATTTCAAACAAAAATGTGACCATTGAGAAATTTAATGGATTGCAAATGGTTATGTTGGGAGATATTCACAAACATCAAATACTTCAACAATTTGATGATATTAATGATAAACCCGTGATTACATATTGTGGTAGTTTAATTCAACAAGACCACGGCGAAAATTTGCGTGGACATGGATATTTGTATTGGGATTTAAAAACTAAATCGTTTACACACCACGAGTTAAAAAATGATTATGGGTTTTTTACGGTTGAAGTAAATAAAGGGGTGTTAACTACAGACATTACCAATATACCTAAAAAAGCTATATTAAGAGTCAAATGTATTGAGAGTATTCAATCTGAAGTAAAATCGGTATTATCAGAGATAAAGGATAAAACTGAAGTTGCAGAAGTAAGTTATGTTCGGGTTGACGATTCTGCTGAAAAACAAGATTTATCATCGGTAGCTCAAGTTAACATTCAGAGCATTTCAGACGTAGAGTATCAAAATACGCTAATTAAGACTTATTTTGAAAACAAGAAGATTATCGTATCTGATGCGGAATTAGAAAAAATCTATGAATTAAACAAGTCGTTTAATGCGGAGTTAAAAAAAGAATATACCCCAAAAAACATTAGATGGAAACCTAAAATTTTTGAATTTGACAACATGTTTAGTTATGGGGAAGGTAACATTGTTGACTTTTCTAAAATGAATGGTGTGATGGGATTGTTTGCTAGTAATGCCAGTGGAAAGAGTAGCATTTTATCTGCATTGGCGTTTTGTTTGTTTGATAAATGTGAACGAACATCTAAAGCGTCTAGCATATTAAATAGTCAAAAAATGACATTTAAGTGCAAGTTTAATTTTGAAATTGATGGTGTTGATTATTTCATAGAAAGAAATGCCACATCCGATAAAACAGGCAATGTTAAGGTAGATGTCAATTTCTGGAAACTTTTGGATGGTAAAAAAGTATCGTTGAACGGAGAGAAACGTGCCAGCACAAATGATATAATCCGTGATTATATTGGAACCTATGATGATTTCATTTTCACGACATTATCAGTTCAAAACAGTAAAGATGGTGGCTTCATTGATATGGGACACTCCGATAGAAAAGATTTGCTTGTTCAATTTATGGGATTGAATATCTTTGATAAGTTGAATGATATTGCCACCAAAAAAGCAAACAAAACAGCGACTTTATTGGAAAGTATGGTCGCTGATGATTATGAGTCTAAAATCCAATTAACGCACTCTAAGATTGAAGAATCAAAGAATAGATTGAAGAAAACAAATGATGAATTGGACAAGTTGGTTGAACATAAGGATAAATTGGATGCGAATATATTACAATTTACCACTTTGTTAGTTCCAATTTCAGATTCAATTGCATCTTCAAATATAACTGTTTTAGAAGCATCAAAGATTGACTTGGAAAAATCTATCAATAAAGATGAAACGGTGACGATTCCTGCAATCAAAATAGACATTTCTAAACAAGAGGCGGAATTAGAAAAAATGCGTCCAATGTTGTTGGAATTAGACGAAAAAAATCTAACGGAAAATTCTACAAAATTCAAAAAAGCGTCAATTAGACATACTGAATTGGAAAGAACTATTGGATTAAAAATCGAACAATTAAACAATAAGAAAGAAAAACTAAAAAAATTAGAAAATCATAAATATGACCCAAATTGTGATTTTTGTGTTAATAACGTATTTGTTAAAGATGCAATTAACACGAAATCTGAAATTGAATCAGATAAGGCAGAGTTAGTTCCTTTGATGAATGAATTTAAAGAAACTAAAGCCGAATTAGAATCTTTGAATTGGGTAGTGACCGCACAAGAATTGCATCCGAAATTATCGAATAAAATTTTATCAATAGAAAGTTCTATTTCAAAATTGAATTCTAATATTCTAAGGGTTCAAAATACTATTGATTTGAATAAATCCACACTTGTTAAAGTAGTGGAGAACATTGAAATGTATTACAAGCAAAAAGAATCTATTGAGAAAAATACCAAAGTTTCGAATGGAATTAAACAATTGAAAATTGAATCAGATGATACTTACAAACAAATTAAATTAAAAAATAAAGATGTGTCTGATTTAACAAATTCTATCACTGCTCATGAAACTAACCTTGTGGCATTGGAGGAATCTCTTGGAAAACGAAAAGAATTGGAATTTTTCAATAGTTGTTACTCACATTATTTATCGGCAGTTAATCGAGATGGCATTCCTTACGAATTGATTATCCAAATGATGCCTGTTATAGAAAAAGAAGTTAATGATATTTTACACCAAATTGTTGATTTTACGTTATCATTTTCATCAGATGGTAAAAATATCATCACCAATATAGTGTATGACGATAAAAAATGGTTAGTTGAATTGGGAAGTGGTATGGAGAAGTTTATCAGTTCATTGGCTATTAGAAGGGCTTTAATTAGTATAAGCAATTTACCTAGACCGAATTTTATCATATTTGATGAAGGATGGGGGACGTTGGACGCTCAACATATCAGTGAAGTGAAGCTATTATTCGATTATTTGAAAACTCAATTCGATTTTATAATGATTATTTCACATATTGATTCAATTAAGGATTTAGTTGACAATTTATTGGAAATTACTAAAAACGAAGGCTTTTCTCAAATAAAGTATCTATGATAACGGTAGCCATATATATTTATATTGATAGAATATATGGCAATTTCAAATACAAACCGCACGGATTTATCTAATGTTGCAGTTAATATAGAAGATAGTGCGTTTTTATCTCAATATTTCAACGTAACGGAGTTTAATTCTACATTAGGCTCTGGTAAGAATTTATTGATTGTAAACCCAACTGGCCTACTTTCACCTAATCCAAACATTCAAATTCAGGCATTGGATGGAGCCGGAAAGAAATTGTTCATTGATTCTGCTGTAATTAATGATGCGGCATCCGGTAGACAGACCTATTATTATTCTATTTTTGTAAATTCGTCCAGCACATCGGGAACTGGTAAGGTTACAATTATAGGAACTACAGCGAAAAATGAACTTGTCAGATGGAGTTCAAATATAGTCATAAATCCATTAACGGAGACTAAATCTCGCATTATATTTAAAAATAAACCACAATTGGTGATATATCCAATCATCACCAATACACTATCAAATTTTGTGGATATTAACCCGAAAACCATTTCGGGGTCATTTACATCATTAGCGGTCAGTCCACCAAAAGATTTTAATATAACTAATGAATATGATAAGAATTTACTGGATTATAGATTAATTGACACAAGTGCATCGTTTTCAAATGCTTTAGTCAATTTCCCGATAATTTTAAATGTGTCGGCTATAAAAAAGGAAAATGCTTCAACGACACAATTTGTAACAGCTTCTAATTCATTTTTGGTCAAAAACGTAATTAATGACCATATGTTGCAATTGGCTGACCCATATGTGTTTGCAAATAACAAGATAAGTGAAATTGTATCAGCAACATATACCTGTTCATATAATAATGTAAATTACAATTCATCGTCGTTTTTTACATCTAGCTACGCAACACAATCTACAGACTTTTCAGGCAATTACAGATATGTTAAAAATTCATATGCATTAATTGGATATAAAAACCTTGAAACGTTTTCTGGAGATGTAAAGAAGCATAAAATTTATAAAAAGGATTTATCATCGGCTGGTGGATATATTTTAGTGGCAGATGAAATATTCGAAGATTCTGAAATGTTGGTTGATATTACTACTCCGAACAAAACATTTGAAAATTTAGGAACATTTTATTCTCAATTTCATATCAACAATTTTTGGTTTACAAGCTCCAATGACGTGAGTTTAAAATATGATAATAGCACGTTTTTGAACAGCATGATTATAACTGCAAGTAATGATATTACAGGCGGTTACATCATAGCAAAACCAAACTCGTCGTTTACACAAAGAAATGCTCAATATTTACCATTTGATGCTGCACAAAATTTAGTTTTTACGGGTAGTGCATTTGATTCTAATTATTTACGTTTTTATCCCAATACATCGTATAATATTTCATTCAATGCTGCATTTTTGGATAAAAGCGTCAATGCCTCTGCCAGTTTGGATTTTTATATTACAAGCAGTGCAACAACTGTAATTAATGAACCTAATTATATTTTAAATAAAGGCATAAAGGTCGGGTCAATTTCTCTGTCGGGGTTATCCACAAGTAAAATTTTTGATACTCTACAATCCTTCGATTTCTCATTTTTAAATGAAACATGCGGTGCATTGGTCATATATCCAAAAAATTTCAAAGGGGCATTATTGAGCGATATATCAATTACTCCGACTAAAAAATTTGGATATTCTCAAGGCACGTATATTGCAAAATTTCCGTTTGACGTAAATAAACCCAATGACATATTTGAAATAAAAGCTGAGTTATATGATAAAGATGGCACATTGGCATATGATGATTTATTTACAATTCAGAATTTTGATAAAGATGGGGTTACTACACCAATTTCAATAAACTCAATTGGTTCAACACTAACTGTGTCAACTATAAGTGCATCAACACTTATAATCAATGGAAACTCTCATTTAAATGGATATGTTGATGGTATTACGGCATTGATAGCAAATCAAATAAGCGCAAGTTTGTATGGAACGGCATCATGGGCATTTAACGCTGTGACTGCATCTTTTGCATTAAGCGGTGTCAGTGGCAGCGGTGGAACAGGTAGTGCATCTTTAACTACAGGGTCATATTATCCAATTACTGCAAGTTGGTCAAATACTTCAAGTAATTTATTTTTAAAGAATTTCGTATTATTTGATTTCAGTTCCTCGATTGCGTCATTAACTAGCACTATTCTACAAGTTTCAACGGGCAGCTATAATTCAGCTTTTTTTGATTATTTTGCAGCAAGTTCGAGTAATTATAGAGCCGGAACTTTACTATGTGCGTTTTCTGGTAGTAATGTGTCATATACTGAATTTTCTTCTAATGATATTGGAAACACAAATCCCGTTACAATGTCAGTTGTATTGACTTCCGGTTCGATTAAATTGAATTCGACCATTCCATCAGGTCAAATATGGTTAATCAAAGCGACGGGGAGATATTTATAAAAAATTCTATAAATATCATATCTTTGAATTTTTCGATTATATTTATATTTAGATTTTTATATCTATTTTTAACTTTGAAAGGATAATATATTATGCCAATAACCGAAGGTGGAAGATTTACTCCAGATAATGTAATTGTAAGTCCGGGCGTTTTTTCCCGTGAGAACGATGTTTCAGGACTCGCTCAAGGAGTCACCGACATTGGTGCAGTCGTGGTTGCACCGTTTCCAAAAGGGCCGGGTTTTAGTCCTACTTTAGTAACCAGCACGGCTGAATTACAAAGCAAATTCGGTATTCCTGATGGCGTATTTTATGGCCCATATACAGCAAATGAATATTTGAAACAAAAAGGGTTTGTTACTGTTTGCCGTGTTGGTGGATTGACTGGTTACAACCAAGCACATCCATTAGTTGTTTATGCTGACCAAGGAACTTGGAGCAGAAACGCCGATACTGGCTCATTAATTTCTCAAAGTGCATTTATTCAACCTAGCGGTTCTTATTCTAATTTCTGGTCTGCTGGTTTGACTTTATCAAACACTTCTTCCAACACTGGAACAGGTTCTGCAATTTTGACATTTAACAATGCAAATTTTGCATTTACTTTAAGTGGAAGTCAAATTTTAGATGGAACTCCGGTTGTATATAACTACACTGGTTCTCTCGCAATTTCTTGTAGCTATAGTGCATCTTCAGCAACTTTAGCAAGTATCTTGAGTTCTGGTAGATTGTCTGGTAGCTTTGCTAATACTGCAATTTCATTGCCCGTTTCCGATTTGTATGGAAATACTCTCGGTGCAGATGCAATTTTGAATAGAGGATATTTGGTTCTCGATAATTCAAGTGGGTGTGCAACTCCTGTATTTAAAGTAACTGGCTCATTGAGTGGTAATTTTGGTAAATACAATGGACAATTCACTCCTACTGGCACAGCACCATCATTGGATAGTTGTGGTAATTTGGTAACTGGTAGCGGTGTCCGTAGAATTTTGGCTGTTTTGAATGACACGATGGCTGGCGGATTGGATTCTACATTAACTGCACCAGGTTTCACAGGTTCTGTATTGTCTTCTGGTAGTTTATTAAATGCAAATTCCAGCAGCATTAACCACTCATACTTGTTAACTTTGTCTTCAAGTAATGGTTTCGGTTGGGGAACTTATAATTTCAGCTTAAATGCTGGAGCAACCGATTACATAAATACTGCATTTGGTCATTCACCAACCGCAGGAAATCCTGCAACTCAAGTTGCTGGACAAAAGATTGATGCGGCATATTTATATTCTATTTACGAAGATAGAATCGCAGAAATCACTGCTAAACCTACCGTTTGGAAACTCGGTGTAGCCGCTCCAATTGATATTAATGCTTCTGGTTTCAGTGGTTCAGTTCAACCTTTGCAATTTACGGATGCATATTCATTGAATCCTACTGCTGGCGACAGCAGATTCGGTTTAAGTAATGCAACAACTCCTTGGATTGTGTCTCAAGCAGTTGCTGGTGCTAACGGTTCTTCTTACAGATTTGAATTGTTCCAACTCGCAACTTTAAGCGATGGAACTGATGCTAATAAATCTTATAAGATTGAAATCAGTAATGTTAAATTGGCAGGAACCGTTCCGGGTTCTGATTGGGGAACATTTACATTAGGAGTTCGTTCGTTCAGTGATACTGAAAACCGTCCTTCATATTTAGAAACATTCCAAAATTTAACACTTGACCCAGCATCACCTGATTATATCGCTCGCAGAATTGGCGATAGATATAACTACATTACTTCTGCTGGAAAAATTATTGAATTCGGAACATACGCCAATGTCAGCAAGCATATCAGAGTTGTAATGACTACGACTAACTATCCAGTTAGCGCAGTTCCATATGGATTTGAAGCATTATATGCTCCTTATGGTGGGGCGGTAATTGATAATATTACGCCAACTGTAAAATACACAAAGGCTTCTACTTCAACGATTAGCCCAGGCAAATTTGCATCTGGTATAGTATTCGGAGAAACTTTAACTGCGGATACTGAAATCCGTGCATTGTATCCAACAAGTTCTTATGGTAATGCATTGTATAGCGATAACCTCCAATACTTTGCTCCATTACCAACGAGCGTGTCTATCGGAAAAAATGTTGGTTTCTATCTCGATACTGACTACACTGAAAATGGTGTTGGTGCTTCTAGCTTCATCACTTCATCTGTGTCCGGTTCAATCAATGCAGTTCCTGCAACAATTACCGCAAATGAAACAACCTATGTCAAGATGCGTAAATTTGTTCTTGGATTCCAAGGCGGATTTGACGGTCAATCTCCATCAATTCCTATCAATACTGGTAGCGATATTGTTGCTGGTAACACACAGGGTTTGAACTGTGCAACGGTTTCAAGCGCAGGTAGTGTTGCTTACAATCAATGTATCGGTGCATTAAGTAATGCTGATGTATTTGACATTAACTTGATTGTAACACCGGGTATATTCCATAGCTTACATCCTTATGTAACGCAATTGGCAATTGACTTGTGTGAATCTCGTGGTGATTGTTTCTACATCATGGATAACATCGTATTTCCAAAGACTAACCAAAGCGTTAGTATGATTGATGCGGCAATTAATGATATGACAACGGTTGATTCAAATTACGTTGCTACATATTATCCTTGGGTCAAGATTCTTGACACAAATATCAATCAAATCGTATCTGTTCCACCATCTGTTTTGATGCCATCTGTGTATGCATCTAGTGACAATAGTGCAGCAGAGTGGTATGCACCAGCAGGGTTGAACCGTGGTGGTATTCCACAAGCTATTCAAGTTCTTGACAGATTGACTCATCAAGAAAGAGATACGCTTTACACGAACAGAATTAATCCTATTGCAACATTTACTGGACAAGGAATTGTAGCTTGGGGTCAAAAGACTCTCCAAGTTAAACACAGCGCACTTGACCGAATCAATGTTCGTAGATTGTTAATTAACTTGAAGAAGTTTATTGCAAGCACAAGTCAATACTTGGTGTTCGAGCAAAATACTTCGGATACACGCAACCGCTTCTTGAGTGTGGTTAATCCATATCTTGAGAGTGTTCAACAGCGTAGCGGATTGTATGCATACAAAGTAGTAATGGATGCATCCAACAACACTGCTGACATCATTGATAATAACATCCTCTATGGTCAGATTTACTTACAACCTGCCAAGACTGCGGAATTTATTGTCCTTGACTTCAACATTCTCCCAACTGGAGCCACGTTCCCAGGAGCCTAAGTAGTAGCATATAAAAATCAGAAAACCCCTTGAGGTAAAATTCAAGGGGTTTTTCTTTATAAAAACATATTTATATACATATGATACTCTTAAAAGACTTGCTTCTTGAGAAAATGACTTTTAATCAGTTATTGGCCGCTTCTGATAAGGTTAGAATAGCCAAGTCTAAATCTATGGATGTTAGAGCTTTGAAAATTGTAGCAGAAAAAGACGGTGAATCATGGACATTTTCGTATAAGAGCCGACCATCTACAACAGGACAACGTTTTCAGGGATATATACGATTTTTAAAAGGTGAATTAAAATCAGGCAAATCTGCCGATGATATGAACTGCATCGTTGACTGCACTTGTCCCGACTACAGATATTCTTTCGCATACAATAATACTAAACAAGGTGCTGGTGTAACAGGTAATAATTCTTGGAATAAAAACAATGGCAATGCTCCACAATATGATAGAAATAAAAACGTCGGACTCTGCAAGCATCTCATTGCTTTGGGCAAATATTTAAAAACGAAATTAGATAATAAACCTACATTAAAAGAATCGGTTGATTTATCAAATGCATTGGATGGATTAATAACAGAATGTAATGGGAAATTCATTCTTGTAGAAGGAGTTTTGTTTGATTATGTCAAACAACGAATTGAGCAATTAGAAAAAGTAATACCTGAGTTGGAAGCTAAATACGACGAATTAGACAATAAGAGTTTAAGCACGTTCAAAGTTCGCCAAGAGTTGATTAAATCCAGAAATGAATTGAGTAATTTGAAGAATATTGAATTATAAAAAAGTTCAATACTCATTATAAAATAGTTATATCATATGAAAAGAGCAAGCGGAAAATCAAATTTATCAATTGTAAAAGATTATGTTGAAGGGGTAAGACCATTCACACAAATTAGTGTGGCAGAGTCATATGATTTGAAGAAACGAAAAGAGGGTGAAGAATGGGAAGATGCAAGTGGGGCTAAATGGAAAAAAGTAAATGGAAAAAAAGTTGGCATTGATAATATTAAAACTAAAGTTTTAGATGCAGTAAAAGACATTCATGTATGCAAAATTTGCAAATGCGATACCCGTTTCAGTTCGAGAAAATCTCAATATTTAGACCATAAGGTTATTTTTAAAACGGGTAAATGCTATGATTGTTTCATTGAGTTTGAAACTCATTTAAAATCAAAAGGAATATACGAATCATATTGTAGAAAAAGAGATTTGAAATATTTAAAAGGATATTTAACTGATTTTAAAACTAAATTGGAAGACACAATTGCATGGTGTAATACCGATGATGCCAGAAAGATTCAAACATTAAATGACACTGGGCCGGATAGTGTTGAATTAGTAATTGAAAACGATGACACTGATAGAGTGGATGTAATTAAGAAAGATGCCTTAAAGGATTTAGAATTGGTTAATGCACGATTGAATGACATTCAAGCAGAATTATCTGATTTTAAATTAAATGAGTCAGATGTAGATGGAATTGAAGAAATGATGATTTCCAAATATAAAAATGGTAGAAACACTCCCGACTTCCATATAAAAATGAAAAAATCTTAATATGAGCGAAAAGAGTTTAAGAGAGGTAATCAAGGAAGAATACAAGCGTTGTTTGCTTGACCCCATGTATTTCATGAAGAAATATGTGAAAATTCAACATCAAACTCGTGGCATTATTCCATTTGAATTATATCCTTTTCAAGAAGAAGCTCTCCAAGATTTCGTTGATTATGATAGAAATATTGTTTTGAAATCCCGTCAAATGGGTATTTCTACATTGTGTTCCGCTTATGCGTTGTGGACGATGATTTTTAATCCAGGTAAAAACGTATTAATTATTTCAACCAAACAGGATACTTCTAAGGAAATCGTATCTAAAATTAGATTGGCAAATAACAATTTACCCAGTTGGTTGAAAATTGCAACGGTTGAAGATAATAGATTGTCTTTAAAATTTAAAAATGAATCGAAGGTGGAAGCCGCATCATCTTCATCCGATTCCGTTCGTGGTAAATCTGCATATCTTTTGATTCTTGACGAATGCGCATTCATTGATGGAATTGAAGATATTTGGACTTCTGCACAACAAACAATGGCTACTGGTGGTAGAGCTATATTGCTTTCTACTCCAAACGGTGTTGGTAATTTTTTTCATAAACAATGGGTTGATGCAGAATCTAAAAAAAGCGCATTTCATTGTATTAATTTAAGATGGGATAGACATCCTGAAAGAAATCAAGCATGGAGAGATAGGCAAACCACCGAGCTTGGGCCTAAAAAGGCAGCACAGGAATGTGATTGTGAATTTTTGTCATCCGGTAATACGGTTGTAGAAATAGCATTAATTGAAGCATTGAAAAAAATTGCTCCTGACCCCGTAGAAATTCGTGGAAGCGACCAGAGTTTTTGGATATGGGAACGTGTTGATTATAGCAAAAATTATTTAATTAGTGCGGACGTTGCTCGTGGTGATGGTAATGATTATAGTGCATTTCAGATAATTGACCCTGAAACAATGAATCAAGTTGCGGAATACAAAGGAGTAATAGACACAAAAGAATATGGCAACATGTTGGTTGGTGTTGCAACGGAATATAATTCTGCGTTATTGGTAATTGAAAACTCGTCATACGGATGGGCAGTTATTCAACAGGTTGTTGATAGAGGGTATCAAAATTTATTTTACAGTAGTGCAGATTTGCAATACGTGGATGTGGAAAAACATATGGTTACCAAGTTTAATGCAGATGAAAAGAAAATGGTTCCTGGTTTTACTACAAGCACCAAAACAAGACCACTTATAATTGAAAAATTGGAGACATGCCTTCGTGAAGGAGTATTTGGTATTAAGTCAAAAAGATTGTTAGATGAATTGAGTGTTTTTATTTGGAACAATGGTAGAGCAGAGGCTATGCGTGGATATAATGATGATTTGGTTATAAGTGCTGCTATTGGATTATGGATTAGAGATACGGCACTACGATTAAGACGTGAAGCTATGGATGTAAACAGAGTCATACTATCTGGAATTAAAAGAACAGGCGGCGAAACTGAAATAAGTCAGAAATATACCAGAAATTCTGAATTAGCTAGGAAATCTTGGAATTTTGATACGGGTAGAGAGAAAAATCAATCATTAAATTGGTTATTATAATATTTATACACTATTTATTTTTATATGCCTGATGCAGAATTTCAGAATTTAAAACAGAGGTCGTTATACGCCCGTCTTAAAAAGCTTTTTAGCACCGATGTAATCGTTAGAAACATTGGCGGTAAACAGTTAAAAGTTGTTGATACAGATGAAGCAATGTATGCGACAGATAGAAATACATTGCGTGACAGGTTCAATCGTATCAGAACTTCGGCATACAATCAATATAGTCGTGATTTTTCATTAAGTTATCAAGCGTCTCGTGTCGAGTTATTCCGTGACTATGATACTATGGATGCTGACCCAATTATTGCATCTGCATTAGATATTTATGCAGACGAATCCATTACAAAAAATGAATTGGGTAATATTCTAACCGTCCATTCTGACAATGGAAATATCAAACAAATTTTAGAAAACTTATTCTATGACATATTAAATATTGAATTTAATTTATGGTCGTGGACAAGAAACTTGGTAAAATACGGTGATTTCTATTTAAAATTGCACATTTCTCCTGAGTATGGCATTTACATGGTTGAACCTATTAGTGCATATAACGTTACTCGTGTTGAAAACAGTGATTTGAACAACAAGTCTTACGTTAAATTTCAAGTGAATTTACCTGAAGGTGGTAAAATTGAAAATCTTGAAAATTATAATGTGGCTCATTTTAGATTATTAAGTGATAGCAATTTTCTACCATATGGTAAGAGCATGATTGAAAATGCTCGTCGTGTATGGAAACAATTGTCATTAATGGAAGATGCGATGTTAATTCATCGTATTATGAGGGCCCCGGAAAAACGTATTTTTAAAATTGATGTCGGTAATTTGCCTCCACAAGAAATTGACGCTTACATGGAAAAATTGACGGCTAAGATGCAAAAAGCTCCATATATTGATGAAAAAACTGGAGATTACAATCTTCGTTTTAACCTTCAAAATATGGCAGAAGATTTCTGGATTCCGGTTCGTGGCGGTGATAGTGGAACAAGCATTGAGCCATTATCCGGTATGGAATTTACTGGTATTGATGACGTTGAATACTTACGCAACAAGATGATGGCTGCGTTAAAGATTCCAAAAGCGTTTTTGACTTATGAAGAAGATTTGAGTGGTAAAGCTACTTTGGCAGGTGAAGATGTTAGATTTGCTAAGACAATATTGAGAATTCAGAGAATCTTGGTAAGTGAATTGACTAAAATTGCAATTATTCACTTATATTCGCAAGGTTATAAAGATGCCGCTTTAGTGAATTTTAGTTTAGAATTAACCAATCCTTCCGTTATTTTTGAAAAAGAAAAAATTTCAATGTGGGGCGATAAAGTAGGCGTTGCTAAAGACATGTTAGAAGAAAAGTTGTTTAGTAAGAAGTGGATTTATACCAATATATTCCACATGTCCGAGGAAGATGCAAACACAGTATCTACAGAGGTTGTTGATGATACTAAACAAAATTACAGATTTAAGCAGATTGAAGAAGAAGGTAATGACCCTGCCAAACCGTTTGATAAAATTAAGCCAGATGGACAAGATAGTGCGCCAGCAGGCGGTGAAGAACCCGATTTAGGTGAACCTGAAAAACCTGATGGTGGTGAAAAAACCGAGGCTCCCCCGTCTCCTTTGGCCGAAAAGTCTAAAGAACCATATGTAAGACCATCACAGGCTGGCAAGAAGAAATCTTCTGATTATCCATACGGGGAAGATAGATTGGGCAAATTAGCATTTAACCCAAAAGATGAGACTGACCCAATCAGACATGTATATAAAAATGACAGCCCATTGAATTTAGAAGGATTAAATACGTTTTTAACGTCATTAGACCAAGATAAGAGGAATTTACTTGCAGAAAACAAAGATTTTACGTCTTACATGGACGAGGTTAACGTAAAAGACTAAATAGTATGTAAAAATATAATAAATTCCTATTTTACATAAAATTTTATATATTTATTAATTGAAGAAATATGAGCAAACTCAAACATTCCAAGTTTAAAAACACAGGAATTCTGTTCGAACTATTAACCCGACAGATTACTGCGGATATTCTTGCCAACAGAGATAATTCTCCTGCCAAGAATATATTATTTAAATATTTCGCAGAAAACAAAGAGTTGGGCAAAGAGTGGCAACTCTATCACTTCCTCTTGAACGAAAAAGCCAAGACCGAGCCACAAGCTGAAAAATACATTGATATTGTATTGAATAAGCGTTTAAAATTAAACAACAAATCATTGTTGGAAGAAAAATATAATTTAATTAAAGAGATAAAAGAAACTTATCCGATTGAAGATTTCTTAAAATCATCAATTAAAAATTATAAAGTAAATGCATCAATTTGTAAGATGTTTGAAGATGCCTCTAACGTGAAACATAAATTTGATATTTGCGAAATTGTTCAATCGAGAAATTGCATCACTGAACATTTGTGTGGTTCTAAAAAAGAAGTTAAAGCTCAAGCCGAAGACCAATTAGTTAATTTGTATAAACAACAAAATGAAGAAGTTAGATTGTTGAGTTACAAGATTTTAGTTGATTCTTTAAATGAGAAATATAAAACTTTGGACGAAAATCAAAAGAATATTTTAAGAGAATATATCAACAATATTTCAAATACTAATAATTTATCTGTTATTGTTTCTAAAGAATTTGAAAAAATTAAACAAACATTAACTGAATTGAAATCTAAAATTGATAGCGATGTCGTTTTAATTAAGATAACTGAAACAATTAAGCAGTTAGATAAAATCAAACCAAAGGTTGTCAAAGACAATCATATTATGGCAATTTTATTGGGATATGAATTGATTAAAGAAATCAAGGAAAAATAATATGAGTTGTAAAAAAGATTGCAAATGTGGCGATTGTTCCAATAATAAAGAAAAGCTTTTGATTGGACGATTGAAAGAAGTAATTAAAAAACTTTTAAGAAAACAAATGTCGGAAGTATCAGGGACAGGTGCTGTTGCTGGGATTTCGACTCCTTATGCTTTTGGCAAAACCGCTAACCCAACTGCGGGATTGAATGACCCGTCTGAAAAAGGTGGGTATAAAAAAGTTGGTAAGGATGACACTGGGACATTGTAATATATGGTAAAACTTAAAACATTGTTGGAAGCTGCTCCGATTGGAAAAGACCCTGCTGCAATTGCTGCACCAGCGGAACAACCTGCTGCACCACCAACACCGCCACCTGCCGCACAACCATCTGGTCAAGATTCTGCGGCGGAATACAGTCCAGCTTTTGATTTTAATGATTTTGAGACTCGTTTGGCTCAAGCTACGGAAACTGCTAAAAACAATTTCCAAGAGAAATTGATGCAAAAAGTTGGTGGTAAAAAAGTGATGATTAGAGCATCGAAAGGATATGGTCAACCAAAGAAGGATTATACTATCAACGTAACTGGTGTCAGTATTGATTTCTATTACGAAAGATATGTTGTCATTTTCAAAGATGAAAAAGATAAAGAATACTTTTTAGAAACTGGTATGAAAATTAAGATTTTAGGCCCAGCAGAAGCTAAACCTGCAAATAAGGCTAATAAGTCTTCTGCTCCAACACCAGCACCTCAAGCGGGTCAAAAACCTGCCCCTGCTCCACAAGAGCCGCAGCCAAACACCGCAACTCAAGGACTTTAATATGAACAAAGAATTATTGATTGATTACATCTCATTTGACATCCCTAAAGATGTTATAAATGAAGCCGCATCAAAAGGTGGCCCATTTATAGTCAAAGGTGTATTACAACGTGCCAATGCAAAAAATCAAAATGGTAGAATTTATCCAAAAGACGTTCTCGAAAGAGAAGCGGTGAAATACATGGAAAATTTTATTAAAGAGCGCAGAGCATTGGGGGAATTAGACCATCCAGAAAGCCAAGTAGTAAATCTTCAAAACGTTAGTCACAACGTTGTTGATATGGCATGGAGTGGAGACGATTTAGTTGGAACCGTTGAAGTATTGACGACTCCAAGTGGTAACATTTTAAGAGAGCTATTTAAATCTGGTATTAAATTGGGTATAAGTTCTCGTGGTATGGGTAGCGTCAAGAAAAATGTTAGAGAAAGTGCAGATGAAGTTCAAGATGATTTTGAATTAATTGCATTCGATTTCGTTAGCAATCCATCAACTCGTGGAGCGTTTTTATATCCGTCTAATCAAGGTCAATTACAAGAAGGACTTGTTAAAAATCCTATTAATAATAGATGGGAAAAGACTGAAACTATTATACGAGATATATTGAACAATTTAAATTAAGGAAATATTTATAATAATATGAAGCTAAAAACAATCATACAAGAAAATGGATTAGGTGGCTTTGGAGAGATTCAAAAAGAAAAGATGTCCCAAGAGCAGAAGAAACAATTGTTATCAATGGTCAGTCAATACAATGAGTGTGGTAAACAATTGTATGGTTATGGCGATGTTCGTCAAATCTCCGAAGCTTTATTGAAAATTTCAGAATTAGCCGAACGTTATGCATTGGAAGAATCTGATGAAGACATGTTGCAAACAAAAACAATTCATGAGGATATGAAATCCGTTCGTAAAGATGCGGCTGAAATGCATAAAATCGCAAAAGAAGCTTGGGTGGCAAATGAACGCCTCAAAGCTCTCTATGAGAACATAGGCGGTAAATTGAGTAGATATTACGAAATTAACTAAAAAACACTATACAAAAAACCCCGACTTTAATTAGTCGGGGTTTTGTTTTTTACGATAATGTTAAATGTGTTCGTTTCTGGAATCAATAAATCCGATTAACGATTCGAATGTTTTAAAGAAATGTTTTCTTCCATTTACTTCCATTACAAAATCTCCAGATTTCTTAGTCTTATAGATTTCAACATTTAGAGTTGTGTCTCCAGATTTCTCACACAATTTAAAACGAGTTTCATTTTCATATCCTTCAAATCCCATATCAGCTAAATGCATTGCATCTTTCCATTTCCAGCTATCAGGATTATCAAAATCAATTTTATGTTCGTCTAACTCTTGGTTTGGGTTTAAAAAATTACTTAATTTCATATTATTTAATGTCTAATTGTTGAATGAAATCGCCAAGGATGTCCAATTTTTCAGAACCCTTATCTTCGAATGGTTGTGACAATTTCATGTGAGTTTTCTTTTCCTCTGGTTTTGGTTGTGCGGATTGTTGTCCTGCTTGCGGTTTTTCTTGTTCGTCGCCAGAGTTGGATACGGTGAAAAAGCTTGCATATACTAAAGTGTTTGGGTCACTCATGTTTTTCAATTTTTTGATAATGTTGAGTTTATTGTTCCCAAACATATCACTTGTTGAAAATTTAATTTCCGTTCCATTTCTTTGAATTGTTGATTTGAGTCCCATTTCACCTTGTTTGAAAATGACTTCTTGTTTTTCTTTTTGGTCAAAAGGAATGCCCACGTTTCTATTCAATACATTTTCAATACTATCATTTTCAACTTTACTTCTCATTATAGCTTGTTCTTCTTCTTTTAACATGCTTCTAATGATGGATTTAATTCCTTCCTTTAATTCTTCGGTTGTTGAATCCGGCACATTAGCATGTAACGCAGATAAATACTGTTTTATTGATTTTGTGGTGCATCCCACTTTTTTACCAGTGTTCTTATTGTAAACACAGTATTTATTTCCTTCTTTTTTGTAGGTGTATGGCATATAACAATAAATATCAATTTTTTTTCAAATATTTTACATTTTCAAGAATTTTAATTATATTTATATTTCAGAATACAATATCTTCTATATTGTCCCAATAAATAATCTACTATTGGAGTTCGAATAACTTCAGGAATAAATATAAAACAAATATGTCAACATTATTAGAACAAGCTATTGCTGACGCTAAAGCCGTAAGAGCAACTGCACTTGCCAATGCCAAAGCTGCATTGGAAGAAGCATTCTTACCAAAAGCAGAAGCAATGTTAGCTCAAAAATTGAAAGAAGAAGCTGGTATTGAAACCGAAGCCGTTTTTGACCCGATTGCCGCTGGCACATCCACATCAAAAACCACTTCCGCCGCCAGCAAATATAAATCCGCTGGTTCCATTGAAAAGAACAAAGGATTGGAAACCGAAAAATGGTTAGAAGAAGCTCCTGTAGCTGATGCACCTGTTGCACCAGACGCTGCTGCCGAAGAAGGCGAAGAAGCTATCTCTGACAAAGAATTAGATGAAATTTTAGCAGAGTTGAGTAAGGATTTGGAAGAAGAAGGTGCAGCACAACCTGTTCCTCAAGACCCAAATGCAACTAAAATCGTTGCTCCTGAAGAACCTGTAACTCCTGCAACGCCAGATGCCGGAAAACCAGAAGCCCCTGTTGCTGTTGTTGCTCCTACTGCACCTGCTGCGCCAGAAGCATCTGTTGTTCCTGCTGCACCTGCTGCTGCTGATGCAACTGCGCCAGAAGCACCTACTGGTGATTCCGCAGAAGATATTGATTTAAATGAACTTCTTAAATCTTTGAATGAAGCTTCCGATGAGGAAGAAGAAGAAGAAGAAGAAACAGTTAAAGAAGCGAAGGAAGAAGAAGAAGAAGCCGTTACTAAGGAAGCTTTTGAAGTTGTAATTAAGGAACGCAATGATGCCGTCGCCGCTGTAAATCACTACAAGAAACAACTTGATGAAGTTAGTTTGTTAAACGCAAAATTGTTATATACTAACAAATTGTTTAAGAACTACGGTTTAACTAACGAACAAAAGATGAAGATTGTAGAAACTTTCGATTTGACCCAAACTATTCGTGAAGTCAAAATCGCATATACAAGTTTAGCCGAATCGTTTAATTTTGGTAAATCAGCCGTTAAGAAAAATACTGCTGCACAAGCTATTACCGAAGGATTGGCGAGCAAAACAGTAGCTTCTACGAAACCTGCACCTGCGGTTATCGTTGAAAATACTAACACCCAAGCTGAAAGATTCAAAACTCTTGCCGGAATCAAATCAGTTAAAAAATAAGTAATGGTAAGAAAAATTAAACTATAAATAAGGAAAATAATATGAGTGATATTAAGTCATTATTGACAAATAATCAGAACCCTCAAGCACGTTTGATGGAAGAAACCCGTCAATTGCGTGGTAAATGGGAAAAGACTGGTTTGCTCGAAGGTCTTCGTGGCGTTGAGCAAGCAAATATGTCTATCTTGCTTGAAAACCAAGCACAACAATTGTTGAGCGAATCTACTGCAACCGGAACTTCCGCAAACAGTGAACAATGGGCTGGCGTTGCTTTGCCTCTCGTTCGCCGTGTATTTGCTGAAATCGCTGCAAAAGAATTCGTCAGCGTTCAACCTATGAACTTGCCATCCGGCTTGATTTTCTATTTGGATTTCAAGTATGGTAATACTGCTAACGGCAAGACCTTGAATGATTCATTGTTCGGTGGTAACGGCCTCAAGCTCGGTTCCACTAACGATGCCGTCAAAGGTTTGTATGGCGCAGGTTCAGGTTACTACACCTCAAATCAAATCACTGCTTCTTTGACTGTTGCAACTGCATCTACTGATACAGTTTCTGCCGCAGCCACTGCAAACGATTTGCAATTTGATTCTAACTACGTCAGCGGTTCTACCGTTGGTGTTGGTGTAACCTACCCAGGTAACTACGTTAAGATTACTCTTAACTTGGATGACAATAGCTCAACCAACAGCGGTTCTAACGGTATCTTCAATGCCGACTTGAATGCTGTTCGTGGTTGGACTGTAACTGGAACTGGTGTGTATTCCACACTTAACCAATTCGCAGAAGTATATAACACTGGTAGTATTTCTAACCCATACTATCAAGCCGTTCTTTTCGTATCTGCATCTACTGCATTTACGTCTTCTAACCAAGCAAACATCGTGGTTGCTTATACTAAACAACCTACCGATTCTACTCGTGGTGACTTCGAAGATAGCCCATCAAATCCTAACGGAAATGGTAACGCTACTGGTAACACCCTTAACAGCATCGGTATTCCAGAAGTTAACTTGGAACTCAAGAGCGAACCTATTGTCGCTAAAACTCGTAAGTTGAAAGCCGTTTGGACTCCTGAATTGGCTCAAGACTTGAATGCTTATCACAGCATTGACGCAGAAGCTGAATTAACCGCTCTCTTGAGTGAATACGTCAGCATGGAAATTGACCTCGAAATCCTCGATATGTTGATTACCGCTGCTCCTGCAATCACAACTGATGCATGGTCTGCAAACATCGGAACTGAGTTTACCAAAACTCTCACTGGTGCTAACAACCAAGTTGCGAACTTCACAAGAACGCAAGACAACACCTACAAGACTGCTTATGTCAAGTCTTCTTGGTTCCAAACCCTCGGAAACAAGATTCAAAAGGTATCTAACAAGATTCACCAATTGACTCTCCGTGGTGGAGCTAACTTCTTGGTTTGCTCTCCTGACGTTGCAACTATCTTGGAATCTATTCCAGGTTATGTTGTTAACACCGATGGTGACAGTGCTAAGTTTGCAATGGGTGTCTCTCGTGTTGGTAGCTTCGCAAGTCGCTTCCAAGTCTACAAGAACCCATACATGACTGAAAACGTCATCTTGGTTGGTTTCCGTGGAAATAACTTCCTCGAAACTGGTGCAGTGTATGCTCCATACATTCCGCTCGTTCAAACTCCTTTGGTCTATGACCCAATTAACTTCACGCCTCGCCGTGGTGTATTGACACGTTATGCCAAGAAGGTTGTTCGTCCTGAGTTCTACGGTAAGATTTATGTTACCGATATGAACATGGTGTAATCTAATTATACTGATTAATCACAAAGACCCTGTAGAAATACAGGGTCTTTCTTTTTTTATAAATGATTTTTCCCTAATGATTTTTATATTTATATGATATGATTAAATTAAAATCTTTATTGGAAGCATGTTGGAAAAATTATAAAATGGTTGGCATGAAACCAAAAGATGATAAGTTAGTTCCAAATTGTGTTCCTAAGAACGAATCTTTGGATGAACAAACTATTGAATCCAATGAAGAATTAATTGAATTTTTAGAATATGTAATTGACCAACAATCTCAGAATTTAGGTGAAGCTGAGTATCATGGTAAAAAGGTTCCTTTAAGTAAGCCGATGCGTGGGGATGTTAAGAAATTTAAAGTTTATGTTAAAGACCCTAAAACTGGTAATGTTAAAAAAGTAAATTTCGGTGACCCAAACATGCGAATTAAGAAAAAAAATCCAAAACGCAGAAAATCTTTTAGGGCTAGACATCACTGCGATACTAATCCAGGTCCAAAAACTAAAGCTAGATATTGGTCTTGCAAGAAATGGTAATTTATGGCAACACAATTTGATAATGACAAAATACGCTGGCCAGGTAGTGGTAGCGCAGTCAATTTAACTACAGTTCCTTATGGATATTATTTACATGAATCAAATGTAAATACCTCAAGCATTGGTTCATTTGAATATGATTGTGCAGCATCTGCTGTTTGGGCAGCTAGACGCTTGGGTTATCCAATCGTTGACATAGAAATGATTGATGTTGATTTTTATTCATGCTTTGAAGATGCTGTCAATGAGTATGGCGCACAAGTGAATCAATTTAACATTAGAAATAATTTGTTAAATATTCAAGGTATGAATATTTCTCAAAATCCTAATTTAAGTGGATTAAACATTGTTGGTTCTGGATTGCCGCAGGTTGTTCAAGTGGCTAAAGATTACGGAAGTTTGGTTGGAGTTGGTGGAGATGTAGAAATTAAAAAAGTTCCAATCCCAGTTACCGCAAGTCAACAGACATATGATTTAAAAACTTTAATTTCAGATAAATATGAATCCGGTAGTAAAATTGAAGTGAGAAGAATTTTCCACACCAATTTCTCGCCAGCGTTTGCTCGTATTTATGACCCATTTTCCATGACTGGTATGAGTTACAGTAACGTATTAAATGAAATGGGATTTGCAGGTTATTCTCCTGCTACTCAATTTTTAATGACCCCAATATTCGAAGATTTGCTTCGTGGTCAAGCAATTCAGTTTAATGATATGGTTAGAAAGAGTGCATTTAGTTTTGAAATTGTAAATAATAAATTAAAGCTTTTTCCAATTCCGACATATACTCATCAAATTTTTGTTGAATATGTTCGTGTTGATGACATGGTTGGAACAGCAGCGTTGTTTACGACTGCAAGTAACTATAGTGTAGTTAGTGATTACAGTAATGCTCCATATCAAGAAGTTGTATATAGCAAATTAAATGCCGTTGCTCGTCAATGGATTCGTAAATATTTCTTGGCATTGTGTAAAGAAACTCTAGGTAGAATTTTACAAAAATATTCTACGATTCCTATTCCTGGTGGAGAAGTAACATTAGATGGTGGCGAATTGAGGAGTGAAGCAACTGCTGAAAAGGAAATTTTAATGACACAATTAAGAGAAAATTTGGAAGCCACTGGTCGAACGGCAATGATGGAAGCAAAGGCAACAGAGGCTGAAAAAATGCAAGACACATTGAAGAAAGTCCCGTTGGGCATATATATTTATTAATTTATGGCTGATTTTAATGGAAGATTCTTTAGTTTGAGAGATAGAAATTTGGTAAGTGCGTTGAATAATGAATTAAAAAATGACATTGCCGAAGTGCTTGTTACATTATTTAAGATTGCACCGAATCAAACTAATATTAACATTTACGGAGAAGTTAAAGCTGGCGAAGGAAAAACTTTCTTCCCAGGTTTGGATGTGTATTGTTGGATTCAGCGTGAAGATTTAAATGGTGAAAGTGATGGTTTTGGTGGGGATAGGTCACAAGATTTGGAATTTAGATTTACCGAAGAAGATTTGTATGAATTGCAATTTTATCCACAAAGCGGTGATTTAATCAAATTTAATGAACGCTATTACGAAGTTGATGTTGTGTTCAATGACAGACAATTGTTGGGTGGACAAGAAAGTAAAAACTTGTCATTTATAGTAAAAACACATTATACAAAACTTAGTAGTATCAATTTAATGAATCGTCAAACAGGATAATAATTTATGAGTTGGCACGGAAATATAACAAATAATCCTCCGAACAGAAATCAACTACCTCCTATGGTAAGTGAAGTGGTGAAATCTGAAAATAGGGCATTTAATACTCGACGTGATACGGACACCGTGAAAAATATGAGTATCACGTTGGAGGATATTGATTCGACGATATTCAATCATTTAAACGGAACTATTAACCCATTTGTATTGACAGAAGGTAATGTTAGAACAAAAGTCCCAATAGTTTACGGGAATCCTGAAAGATGGAAATCTACGCAAATTGATGGTGTGTTCAAAGATTATAATGGAAAAATCCAATTGCCTGTGATGATGTTCATGCGTGATGGGTTTGAAAAAAATGAAAATTTAATGACTTTAAATAGGCATTTAAAATTTCCGGTTATGACAAAATACACCGAAAAAAACAAATATGACAAATTTAGTTTGTTGACAAATCAGGCCGCACCTGTTAATTCGGTGTATATGATTACATTGCCAGACCATATTAAAATAACATACAAGTTTATGGTATGGACTGAATTGGTTGAACAATTGAATGGAGTAATTGAACGAATAAATTTTGCATCGGAAGATTATTGGGGAGATAAAAACCGTTATAGATTTAGGGTATATGCCAGCAATTACTCAACACCAATTGAATTATCGGTTGGTAAAGATAGAATGGTTAGAAGTGAATTCACATTAACCGTAATGGGATATTTGCTTCCCGATAATTTTGAAGATAAGTCACTTACAACACAAAAACTATTGACTCCACGTAAAGTTGTTGTTAGTGGAGAAGCTACCACAAGTGATTTAACAAATCGCAACCCAGTTAGCAATTCTCCCGTGAAAACTGTATTAAATGATGGGTTTATTCAATTAGCAGAAGAAGCCCCTGAGTTAGAAAAACCAGTAATTAGTGGAACTGAGACTGTGGTGGATTCAACTATTCAACAAATTAAAAATGCATATGTTAATATGATTACGGTAAATGCTAATAAAATCGTCGAAGTAAATGCTAATATTTGGCATCCTGCGCCAACGTCTGCGGCGGATTATGGTGAGGAAGGTTGGATGGCATATGATGGTAATTTTCACTACATCTATGCAAATGGTAGTTGGAGAAGACAACCGATTACAAATTTCACAAACTTTTAATTATGTCATTGACACCAAAAACAATATCAATACCTCAAGTTAATAATTCTGGTAATGGATTTAATGATGTTCACATATCAGGGTCAAATAATGTATTGCAAACGAACGACGCTGGTATATTGGTAGGAAAAACCACGCTGCCATCAAATATACCCGATGATTTTGTGGTGTTCAGCTACAGTAACACTTTTTTTGGTGATGATAGTTTACAATTTAATCATTTAAGTAAATCTTTGCAACATGGGTCAAGTTCTTTAGCATCCGGTTTATACAGTCATGCTTCCGGTCTAAACACAGTTTCATCCGGTGCATACAGCAATGCGTTTGGAAACAAAACATATGCATACGGCGATTATCAAACCGTAGTTGGTCAGTTTAATACTATATCTCCAAAAAATACTTCAAGTTTATTTATTGTTGGTGGTGGTATTGACGATTCAAATAGAGCAGATGTATTATTGGTAGATAGAACTGGCATTACCGTTAACGGAAACGTTAGTTTAACAGGAGAGTTAATTGTCCCGACTATACAACTTCCATATTCGAGTTCAACTAATTTACTCGTCAGATTGCAAAAAACAGGGTCTGCATATTTTCAGGTATCGGGGTCTGTGAATTTATTATATATTTACAATGGAACAAGATGGGTATCAAGTTCATTGGCTTAATTCTATAAAATATGAGTTTTTTGCAATATAAATGATATTTATTTATAATAATTTCATCATAATGGTGAACAACAAAGAAAGTTTAAAATATGCCAATACAAATTAACGGAAGCGGGAGTTTTGAAATTCCATCAAAAACATATGATAGTGTGTGGATTACCAACATATCAATTGTATCTATGTCACCAACCCAGCGTTCGGTTGCTAGAATATCAGTATGTCCTTGGAATACTAGCACAAACGAAATTGATAAAACACAAACAAAAACAATTAGCATACCTGATGTGTTTGATGCTGCGACCAGTTCAAGCTATGTTGCAACTGCAATGCAAAATATTTTCGCATACACACAACAATGCGTTATTTCCGGCAGTTTGTTTTAATTATTCAGAAATTTGATATTTGTATATGTCAACCCCATATTATTTAAATTGGGAAGAAGATGACGTTGTTTGGGAGTTGGAAGATAGACTTTGGGAAGAAGTCTATATAATAATTAATGAAGTAGTAGATTTGGGAGTTGGCAGAAATCCTTTTGAGGATATTCACCACGCAGAAATCCAACATCAACTTGATAAATTAGAAAAACAGAAGCAGGATAAATTAATACAAGTGATGATAGTTTTGGGTAATGAAGATTACATTCAAAAGAAAAAGAAGAATGAAAAAATTAGAGTCACTGTGGACGATGTTAGGACGATTGTTAAAGATTACTTGAAAATTGAAATAGGATAAAATATGTATAAACTACAATTAGATAAGGCCAGCGAATTTGAATGTAAAATTAAAGTAAGCGGAGCCAGCATTAAAAAAACTAAGGTAAATCTAGTTGTTGAAGGTGATGACTATAGTTTAAAATTTAAAGGAACAATAAACGAAGATGGTAAAATTTCTGTTCCAATTTCAAAATTAAAAGGTATATTAGACGAAGGTAGAAAAGGAAATTTGTTTCTCGAAGTAATTGCAGACGACACATATTTTACTCCTTACGAAACCCAATATGAAACTATTGTTTTAAGGAAAGTTGAAATGATTTCTCTTGATAAATCAAAACAAGAATTAATCGAGCAAGAATTGAAAGGTGCTAAACCAAAAATTGTTATAAGCGATGTCAATGAGTCAAGCGACGAATTGGTGTTGGCACACACAAAAAATATATTAAAAGAAATCAAACGTAATAATTTGAATCCATTTTTAGCAACAAATAATAAACAAGTTGTAACAACAATCCGAAAATATTTAAGTGAAAATAACATTAATTCCACGTTAAACAAGAGCATAATGGCAAACATATATAATGTGATTTCAAGAATAAAATAAATAGTTATATGATATGCCGTCTTATGATTTAACCGGAAATAAAGTATCGAAAACATACGCTCGTTTAGTTCAGTATGTAAGCGGTAGTTATTATGATGGCTTTGGAAACCCAATAACGGTTTCGGGTAGTATAGAAAGTGCAAGTTTTTCAATTTCATCTTCATATTCAGTTACATCTTCATATGCGTTAAATGGGGGAAATGGTTTAGCTACGGGGTCAACGTATCCTATCACTTCAAGTTGGTCAGTTACAGCGTTGACGGCTAGTTATTTTAGTGGGTCTATAACGAATTCAATAAGTTCATCATATACTGCAACTGCCAGTTATGCGTCAAATGGATTTAATTCAATTCAGTATCAAGTAACCACATCTGGTAGTATTTTAACAGTGTATCAAGCATTAACCAGTTCATATAACAATATGTGGTTTGATTACGGGGTAAATGATGGGGTTTCCAATGCTCGATGTGGAACATTGTATGGCTGTTGGTTTAACGGATTAAATAAATATGCCGAACACACAACTACTGATATTGGAAATACTGCGGATATTATATTATCAATGGATGTAAGCGGAAGTTATGTTAGGGTTTTGGCATTGACAAATACAACAAATAATTGGAATATAAAAGCATTAATTAGATATTTATAACTAAACATCTTAAATTTTATAAATTTTAATTTTTTGGATAGTGAAGAAAAATTATTATGGCAAACGAATTTGTAGCAAAAA